CAACAAATGGAAGATCTCGACATCATCGAAAACGTAGATGAAAATGGTATGGTTGAGGAAGACGATGATGAGATGGATTATCTAAAAGAACCTAAAGGTGTTGTTAAGACTACTCTTGTTGTTGCCAAGCCACACCCTAGCGGTATGATGGCTATGCCTTTTCAACAAGGCGGCGATATTGGGCAAGATGATACTCTAGGTGAAGAAGATGAAGAAGATACTTCTATGGAGGGTTTTGATTTAGATACCGGTGATAGATCTTATGGTGATCAAGGTTTTGGAACAGGTCTTGATGAAGGGGGCGAGGATAAAGACGAAGATGACCTAGGTCTTATGGGAAGACTAGAAGACGCTGCGCGTGACTTTACTACTCCGAAAAGTAAGACAGACATGCCTGGTCATCTAGCTGCTCTTCTGGGGCCAATAGGGCTTGCTGCTAAAGGTATATCCTCGATAATGGGTAAGCTCTCTGATGCAGGATATGATATTGATCCAGACTCGGCTGGGCCTGATGTAGACGATAGAGACATCGGTGGCGGTGAACCAGATGACCCCATTACTAAGCAAGCTAAAGAGGATGATGAAACAGAAAAGACTAAAAAGTTAATTGAAGAACTAGAACGCTCAAAAGGCGGTAAAAGATATAAAGTAGATCCTGTAGAGGCTCTTAGATTTGGTCAGCTAGGAGAAGAATACACTAGAGGTTCTTTCTTTCAACGATAATTTCACGAGGGCTACTTTTTACCCCTAACATGGTGTTAGGCTACTAAAGACCCCCAATAAGGAGAAGACCATGACTATGGCTGAAGTACAAGAAGATCGCGTTGCTACTATTAAATATAAGCGAGATAGAGTTTCTGAAGATGAGCAAGAGATTGCAGAGTTGGAAGCAGAGCGAAACAAAGATGTAGAAGCTCAACGCGAAGAAGAAGCAGAGCAAGAACTAGGTGCAGAGGAACAGACATACAAAAAAAGATATGGTGATCTACGTCGCCACACGCAAAAAATTCAAGATGAAAATAAACGCCAGCTACAAAAGCTTCAAGATCAAGTAGAGGCTTTAACTAAGAAACAAGTTAAACTACCTAAATCTGATGAAGAGCTTGAAAAGTGGACTGAGCAATATCCTGATGTTGCAAAGATTGTAGAAACAATCGCCTCTAAAAAAGCTATGGAGGCTAGTAACGACGTAGAAGAAAAGCTTCGCCGAGTCGAAGAATTAGAACTTAGGATTGAGCGAGAAAAAGCTGAGACTGAATTATCTAGGCTTCATCCAGACTACGATGATTTACGACAAGATAAAGACTTCCACGACTGGGTTAATGAGCAACCTAAATGGATTCAAAGTGCTCTGTATGAAAATGACACTGACTTTTTAGGTGCAGCTAAAGCCATTGATCTGTATAAATCAGAGACTGGTAAGAAAGCAAAGAACAAAGACACGGGCGCAGCCAAGTCTGTAAGGACCAGTAAGCGTTCAGAAGAATTAACAGAGGGTAAAAACTCTTGGTCAGAGTCCAGAGTAAGACAATTATCTGGTGCTGACTTTGAGAGATTCCAAGAAGATATTGAAAAAGCTATCCGTAGTGGTAACTTTGATTATGATATTTCTGGAGGTGCTCGTTAATTTTTTACTTGACAAACAAATATCACTATGATATAATAGCTACAAAATACTAAAAGATGCCTTCCATTCGGAACCACCATCTAAACCATTTAGTGAGGGGAGTAATGAAACTCCCCCACTTTTTCAAAGGCTAACCCTAGCCTTCAACTACCTGATAATCTAGGCCGGATCTTCTTCCCACCCTATCCTTGTCAGCCTTGAAGTGTCCCTCGTTAGCTCTTTTATGCACTTTCTTAAAGGAGAAAACTCATGGCATTTAGAAGTGCGGCAGGATATGCAAACCTTCCTAACGGCAATTTTTCGCCGATTATCTATTCCAAGAAGGTCCAAACTGCCTTTAGAAAAGTATCTGTTGTTGAGGATATTACTAACAACGATTACTTTGGCGAAATCGCCAACTTTGGTGACACTGTACGTATCATCAAAGAACCAGAAATTTCGGTTCAAGAATATTCTCGTGGGACGCAGATTGTTCCACAAGAGCTAGACGATGAGGATTTCACCCTCGTTGTCGACCAGGCTAACTACTTTGCGTTCAAGATTGACGACATCGAAGAAGCCCACAGCCACATTAACTTTGAATCTTTGGCAACTGACCGCGCTGGCTATCGCTTGCGTGACCAGTATGACCAAGAGATCTTTGGTTACATGGCTGGCTTTAAGCAGTCTGCTTTGCATGGCAACGCTGATACAGCCCGTGTTGCTGCCGATAAGTCCGGTACTGACCCAATCAGCACTGTTGATGCAGACGGTATCTTGAACAGCATGAAGCTGACATCCACTGACATGGGTATTGGTTCTACCACTGCTAACTCTATTCCGATTACTGCTACTCCGACGAGCACTAACTCTTCGGCTCTGGCTGTCTTGAATAGAATGGCTCGTAGACTTGACCAACAGAATGTTGACCGTGATGGTCGCTGGCTTGTTGTCGATCCCGTGTTTGCTGAAGTCCTTAACGATGAAAACTCGAAACTGTTGAACAACGACTTTGCTGGTCGCCAGGATGCTGGTGATATCCTTCGCAATGGTCGCGTCATGGACGGTTTGATTCGTGGCTTCCGTATCTACATGTCGAATAACCTGCCAACTCTTGGCACAGGCCCAGGCACGACTGCCGCTGCTGGTTCATCCTCGAACTTCGGTGTCATTCTTGCCGGTCATGATTCGGCTGTTGCTACAGCTTCACAAATCGAAAAAGTTGAGACTTATCGTGACAACGATAGCTTTGCAGACGTTGTACGTGGTTTGCACATGTACGGTCGTAAGCTGCTTCGCCCTGAAGCAATTATTACCGCAGCCTACAACCTGCATTCATAAGGAGGATAGAACATGGCTACAGTAGATATGACTGTTGGTGGTGTTGCAAATGGCGCAGCCACCTCCATTAACCACAAGTCCCGCATGGGCGCTCAGATGCCTTACACCGTTGAGTTCACGCTTGACTTTGCTGAGGCAACTACTGCTAAAGGCTCCGCATTAGCAGCTGGTGACATTTTCCAAGTTATTGATGTCCCTGCAAATACGCTACTGCATGGTGCGCTTGCTGAGTGCGTCGTTGCCGTAAACAGTACACTTGCTACCGTTGATGTTGATGTTGCGGCTGGCGATGACTTCATTGATGGCGGTGATGCTGCCACCACTGGTTTCATGGCAATCGGGTCTAACGGCCTTGCTCCTTTTGGTGCAAACACTGTTAACCCAGCTTCTGCTGCTGACACTATCGACGTTAAACTCGCTACTGTTGGTGACACTGCGGTTGCCACTGGTAAGATTCGTGTTATCGCATTCATGACTGATTGCACCACGAAACTGGGTCCAAATGAAGTGGACCGAGACACTCTTGCCTAACTAAGATAGGGGAGGTCTTAACGGGCCTCCCCGACTTTATAGGAGCACTCATGGGAATTACACTTAAATGTTCTATTGATGATGAAACATTAAAAAAACATTATGAAATAAATAAAGATCAAAAAGTTCCCTGGATCTATAAACTAAAAAATAGTGCTAGAAAAAGAAAAGACAAAGTTTTAATTTGTGCTGGCGGTCCTTCTATCAGGGAGTTCCATCCTCTTATCCAAAATTGGAAAGGGGATATTTTCGCATCTAAGACTGTAGAGTATTTAGAGAACATAGGCGTTACACCACATTACTGTATTCATGTTGATGCAGGTGATAACGAACCTAACAGAGTTTGGAAAAATAAAAAAACAAACTACTTGTTCTCAACTCAAATTAAACCTGAAGTATTTGATGTAGCTAAAGGCTGCAAAGTTTTTAAGTTTAATACTATTTCTTCAAATGAGTGGATGCCTCCTAATTTAATTGCAGGTGGTTCTAATTGCACCGCACAAGCTTTATTTTTATGTGCATGGTTAGGCTACAAAGAAATACACATTACAGGATTTGATTGTGGTTTTAAAGAAGATCCTGACGGTACTATGATTTTAAATGTAAATCGTAATAACTTTATTAAGAATGATCACCCTAAAATCACTGTAAATGACCATGCACGGGGCTTAAAATTCCAAACAAATGCTGAATACTTAGGCATGGCCCAAGAGGCTACTAAAATTATTCAAATCCTGTCTAGGGATAAAAATATTATATTTCGTGCATACGGAAACTCTGTATTTACGACGACGGTAGACGCTGATATTAAAAAAGGATCTTACTCATTAGGTTCAGACGTACCACTTAAATGGTTGAAAGCAGCATAAATGGCAACAACTTTTATTACACTTGTTAATGATGTAGCAAAGCGCCTCAACGAAGTTCAGGTGACTACGGCTGATTTTTTAACAGTGGTTGGCTTTCATTCTCAGATTAAAGACTCTGTAAATGTTTCTCTTCAAGAGGTAGGGCAGGAGCAGTTTGAGTTTCCATTTAATCATGCTACAGCTAATATTACAACATCTACAGGCACTGCTGTATACGCCCTCGAAAGTGATATGAAGTCAGCAGATCTGGATACATTTAGAATCCGTAAAAGCACTGCCGATGGTATCGACGCTCAACGGCTCAGAGAAATTAACTTTGATACGTTTATCCAAAGATTTTATGAGCGTGATGAAAATGCAAATGTAGGTGACTTTGATACTCCTAACTACGTTTATAGGACTTTGGACAATAGAGTTGGCTTTAGCCCCGTCCCCGATAAAGCATACACAATTTCCTATGATTATTTTAAATTTCAAACTGACTTGGTAAATCACTCTGATACGATGGCTGTTCCTGATAGTTTTAAAAACGTCGTAATTGATGGTGCTATGTTCCAAGCATATATGTTTCGAGATAACTCTCAACAAGCCGCTATTGCTAGACAACGATTTGAAAAAGGTGTAGAAAATATGCGGAAGTTGTTAGTTAACAGATTTACTGATGTAAGAGATACGAGAGTAAGCAGGTTAATTAATTACCCGCACGGTGATAAGTAATGACTGACAATCTCCGCGATGCCACCATCATAGCGCGGGGCGGTCTTTACACTAACGAAGATGCGCTCACACTTGCTGCTACTCAACCAGGATCAGCCATCCGACTAACTAACTTTGAGATTTCTCAGTTTGGTGGTTATAGACGAATAAATGGTTTTAGTGCTTTTGACTCATCTAATCCTACAGTTCCTGGTACTGGCGCAGTCTTAGGTCTTTGGATTCACCAAGATAAAGTTTACGCTGCTAGACGAAACGCTGTTGATTCTACATCTGCAACTCTTCCTGCTGGAGCCGTATCAGTATCATCAGGAAGCACTACAGTAACTGTTGTATCTACAGCACATGGTTTATCAACAGGCCAGTTAATTTCTTTTGTTAATGTTAGCACTTTAGGGAGTTTAACTTTTACAGGTAAAGAGTTTCCAGTTGCTACAGTTACTAGCGCAAATGGTTTTACCTTTCTATCGTCTAGTGCAGCAGCATCTACGGAAGTCAGTTCTGCCGCTAATATTAGTTACACAGTAAGTAAATTCTATTCGATCTTTGAACATACCTCAACATCTGGCTGGACTAATATTTCTACTGCGTCCAGTATACACACCAGATCAGCTATTGGGGTTAGCAGAATCAGAACAACAGAACATAGCTTCACAGGTAAAGAAGTTGTGTTTGGTGTAGACGGTGTAAATAAACCTTTTAGACAATCGACCGCAACAATTATAGAGGTGTTTAGTAACCAAGGTACTAGCAGCACTGATACAAATAGTCAACTAACAAATCCGTTTACAACAACTAGTGGGTCAGCAGTTGTAGCAGTTGTATCAACAGGTCATGGACTTACTGTAGGTGATACAGCAAGGTTTAGCAACATTGATGTGGACCTTGGTAATCAGACGGCTAACAGCGTAGACTTTACTGTAGCTACGGTTACATCTGCAAACGGGTTTACGTTTAATCTTTCAGCCCCATCATCTGCTGCTAATCAAACTGCTGTAGGTGGCTCTGCTGTAAACTTCTTTTATAGCTATGCCTCAGATAGTGATCTAAGTGGTGTGGCTCTTGTATCGGATTTTAGAAATCATGTTTTTGTAGCAGGTAATCCCGATAATCCTAACAATGTTATTTTTAGTGAGCCTAATACAGATTTAAAATTTACTACTGGTGGCGGTGGTGGTGTAGTCAATGTAGGCTTTCCTGTAACAGCCCTCGCTAAATTTAGAGACTCTCTGTTTGTATTTGGTAAAAATAAAATTAAAAGAATTACAGGGAATAACGCTACTGACTTTGTTTTATCTGAAGTTGCAAATAACACCGGCTGTATTGCAACCGATAGCGTAATTGAGATTGGTGGTGACGTTCTATTCTTAGCATCAGATGGTATCCGACCTATCCAGGGTACAGCAAGAATCGGTGACGTTGAACTGCAAACCATCTCTAAACCAATTCAGCAGGTTCTAAGACGATTACCAGAAACTTTTGACTTATCACTATTAAACGGTGTTGTCATTAGAAATAAGTCTCAGTTTAGATATTTCTTCCCTACCTCTACTGTAGCTCAAGCAGATGCTCAAGGGATTATCGGGGGCTTACGTTTTGCAGATAACAGAGTTGGTTGGGAATTTGGAGAACTCTTAGGTATCAGATCTTTTGTTGCTACCTCTGGTCTAATTAATAATGTTGAAAGAGTGTTGCACGGCGATATTAATGGTAATGTTTTTGAACAAGAGATAGGCAGTGACTTTGCTGGAGAAGATATTCTAGCTGTTTACGCAACACCTTTTTTCTATTTCGATAGTACAGAGAAAAGAAAAACATTTCAAAAGGTTTCTCTTTTTACTAGGCCAGAAGGAAGCGCAGATTTTAATATGGCAGTATACTTTGACTGGGACGATCCCGCTAAATTAAACCCAGGAAGTTACACTTTATCAACTCAGGGCGCTTTATTAAGATACTTTACTACTGGCGGCACATACGGATCTACGTTTACTTTTGGTGGATCTTCAAGTCCAGTTTTAGAGAAACAACTTCAGGGATCAGGCCGTGCGATGGGCCTCGTTATTACATCGTTTGGAACTCAAGCTCCTTATAGTATTCAGGGGTGGGGCTTGACTTGGCAACCAGCAGGATACAGATAAATGGCAGGTTATAGTAGACAATCAGCGGCTCAGATAGTAAACGGTGAGATTGTTTCTGCACCACCGTTGAACGCTGAGTTTAACCAAGTTCTTGCGGCTTTTAATGCAAGCACTGGTCACAGACATGATGGAACCGCAAACGAAGGTCCACTTATTGCACTGATTGCTGATCCTAACAGACATAACGAAGTTCTTATTAATACCTCTCTCAATCAAATTGATTTTAAGATTAATGTTAGCTCTGCTGCTGTTACACAATTTTCTTTAGTTGATGGTGCTATTCTTCCTACCACAGACGATGATATTAGCTTAGGTTCTACCACAGCAGAGTTTAAAGATCTATTCTTAGATGGCACTGCTAACATTGACTCTCTCGTTGCAGATACTGCCGATATTAACGCAGGTACAATTGATGGCGTTACAATTGGTGGTAACGCAGCAGGTGCAGGTACATTTACTGTATTAAATGCTTCGTCAGTAGATATCAACTCTGGTACGATTGATAATGCAGTTATTGGCGGGGCAACTCCGGCTGCTGGTACATTCACTGTAGTAAATGCTTCATCAGCAGATATTGACTCAGGTACTATTGATAATGCCGTGATTGGTGGGGCAACACCTGCTGCGGGTACATTTACCACACTAGGCGCAACTAATGTCACTGTTACTGGTAGCGCATCCAGCATTGGTGCAGTTGCGTTTACATCTACCTCGGCTACTGTAACAGGTGATCTATCTGTTTCCGGTTCTATAACAGCATCCACCTTATCTGTAGCAGGAAACATTAGCGCATCTACTATTAGTGTAAGTAACATTACCGCTACAGGAAGTGCATCATCAATCGGTGCTGCTACCTTTACCTCTACAGCAGTTACAATTACTAAAATGATTTCTGGTAATGTTGCTATTACCGGCGGATCAATCACTGGCATTACTAATATCTTTGATCCTGGTTCTGCTATGTCCTACACATTTAGTGGGGCAACCGCTGATGCAGACCCAGGTAATGGTAATATTAGACTTAACAACGCTTCATCAACAGCAGCAACAACAATCTTTATTGATAATGTAGACGCTCTCAGCAGTGCTGATATGACTGCGTTTATCTCATTGCTGTCAGGCGGTAACAATCCTTCTGGTGTCCTCGGTACTATTACACTTCGTAAAGCTACCTTCCCAGAAGTTTTTGCTCAGTATAGTGTAACAGCAGTTACGAATGCTTCTGGCTATCAAAAGCTAACTGTCGCTAATAAAGGCGCAAGTGGGGCCGCGCCATTTACAAGTGGTGATTCGTTATTAGTTGACCTTATGTTGACTGGCGATAAGGGTGACGCGGGTACTGGTGATGTATCTGGCCCAGGTAGTACAACAGATGATGCTGTGGTGCGGTTTAATGGGACAGGTGGTTCAAACTTAAATAACTCTGGTGTCATCATTGATGATTCTAACAATGTCACGGGTGTTAATTCACTTGCCGTAACCACTAACATCACAGCGTCTAATATTACTATTGTAGGCAGTGCTTCTACTATCGGGGCGGTAGCCTTTACTAGCACATCTGCTACAGTGACAGGTGGACTAACAGTTACTGGTGCAGTAACAGCATCTAACATTACTATTGTAGGCAGTGCTTCTACAATTGGAGCGGTAGCCTTTACTAGCACATCTGCTACAGTAACTGGTAATCTCACTGTATCAGGTTCAATTACAGCGAGTAGTCTAACTGTTAATGGTAACATCAGTGCATCCAGCTTATCTGTAAGTAACGTCACTGTTGTCGGCAGTGCTTCTAGTATTGGCTCTTTAGCTATTACGTCAACCTCTGCAACGATCACCGGAGATCTTACTGTTTCTGGTGCTATTACAGCCAGCACAATTGGCGCTAGTAATATTACGATAACAGGTTCAGCGTCTAGCATTGGTGCTGTTGCTATCACCTCAACAACCGCTACAGTTACAGGTGATCTTACCGTATCTGGTGCTATTACTGCAACTACAATCGGTGCAACAAATGTTACAGTTACAGGCAGCGCATCGTCAATCGGTGCGATAACGATTACGACTACAGGCGTAGGTATTAATACCGCAGCAGTTACATCAGGTACTGCTTTAGAAGTTACTGGTAATATGCGTATTACAACTACGGGTAACGGCCTGATCTTCCCTGACGGGTCTAAACAAGAGACAGCCGCTACAGGTGGTGCAGGTCTTGCAATTGCTATGGCACTAATTTTTGGATAATTAAAATGGTATGGTATTTCAAAGAGGGAGCTTATAACCCACAACAAACTCTCCCCCCTAGAATAAGGGTTCCTGATTCTCAATCACCCGGTGGTAATAGAACGTATACCGGAGAGGCCGTATTAAATCATTTTACGGAGGCTGGTTATACAGAAGTACCTGACCCTCCCAGTTTTAATAAAGATACTCATAGGTTAGATTGGTCAAACGACGAATGGGTTGTAAGTGAAAAAATTCCGGAACCTGAAAATGTTCCATGGAGTGAGGTTGTCAATGATCCAACAGACGGATGGAGGCTTCGCATTAGACGCCCAGAAGATCAAATTCCTGGCGAACCTGACCCTGCTGACTTTGAGTCAGAAGAGGCTTGGTTGGAGCATATAAATGGCTAAAGTACATAAAGGAGTAATTAATTATGGCAGCGCCTAATATCGTCAATGTTGCTACTATTACCGCAAAGACTGATTCAGTTGCGCTAAGTTCGACTGGTGGTATTAGTGTTCTAAGCAACGCATCTAATAGTGGAATAGTTATGCAGGTGGTATCACTTTATGCAGCGAATGTGGACGGTAGTGCAGCCGCCGATGTAACAGTCACAGTTCATAATGAACCGGCAGGAGCAGGTACAGGTTTTGCGCTGGCAAGTACGGTTGTAGTCCCTGCGGATGCCTCAGTTGTGGTTATTGATAAAAACTCACCTATCTTTTTAGAGGAGGCAATGAGTATTAAAGCAACTCCATCTGCTGCTGATGATATTGAGATTACAGTCTCTTATCAGGAAATAAGTTAACAATAGGATTATACGATAATGGCAAGAAGTATTGGATTTGATCATGTTAGCGCAACAGCTACCTCTTTTGTTTGGGATTTGAATGAAGTAGCTGAGAGAAATCAATTGGATACATGGGAAAAATTGCCACTAAATCAGCTTGATGTTTTAGTTGTCGGAGGTGGTGGCGGTGGCGGTAATACCGGCTATGGCGGAGGTGGCGGTGCAGGAGGTTTTCTTGTGACTACTGGCGCAACAGTAACGAACGGTATACCCTACATAGTTACAATCGGAAACGGTGGCGGAGTCCAAGCGAATGGTGCATCCAGTAGTTTTAAAGATTCCGCCGAAACACTTAATCTTGTTGCAATTGGGGGGGGTCATGGTGCTGGCGAACCACCGTCTCCCTTTAAAAATAATGATGGTAATCCAGGGGGATCTGGCGGCGGTGGAACGGGTGGACCTCCAAGCCCATCAACACATGGCATAGGTGGTGGTTCAACCGCCAATGGTAATCCAGGGGGCGGTGGAACGCCCGGTTATAAAGCTGGTGGCGGCGGTGGAGCCGGTGAGCCTGGAGTACCTGGAAATCCTAGACCAAGGTTGGCCGGCACTACCGCCGCTGCCGCAGCAGCCGGATTTAACCCCATTAATCAGAAGTTCGGTACTTCAGGTGGCGATGGAGCGCCCAATACATTTCAAGACGGTACTTCGATTATTTATGCTGGTGGTGGTAGTGGAAAGTACGGTGATACTGGTATTACTTTCCCTGTATTTGGAGGTGGCGGGGGTGGTTCCCTTTCAACTGGAGCCCCAGGTTCATCGGGGACAGACGGCTTAGGTGGTGGCGGGGGTAAACAAGCCCCCGGCGGGAAAGGTGTTGTTATTATTAGATACCCTTCAGAATACCCCGATATTGTTTTTACAACTGGTGCTGCTACAAAAAGAACGTACTCAACATTTAAATCTTTTCAATTTACCTCAAGCGCAGTGATACAATTTGTATAATTATGTTTAAAAACAAAACTTTTATTTTATTCGCTGGTATGCCTAGAACTGGATCTACATTACTAGCATCTATTTTGTCGCAGAACCCTCATGTTCATGGTAGCGGCAACAGCCCTTTAGTAGATTTAATGTGGAATGCTCATAATTCTGTTGATCAAAATGGGGCGAGAGAAGATCTCAACGCACAAAAAAGATTAGAAGATATGCGGACAGATTTAGTAGCCTCTACTATTAAGTCATATTATAAAAATGCAATCAACGAAAAATTTATTATTGAAAAAGGTAGGGGATGGTTACTGGCTGCAAATAGAAAATTAGCCATGAAATATTTTGGTATGGACGTTAAGGTAATTTGTTTTAGACGCCCCGTAGAGCAAATTATTAGTTCTTTTTACAACTTAATGCACCCAAAGTATTCTGACGAACATATTTATAATTGGCTTTTAGGGAGTGACGTTCCTATCCACAATAATCTTAAAGGATGTAAATTATCTAAGTTCGTAAAAGATCCGAATGTTTTGCATCTTGAGTATGACGATATTATTAACAATACCCCGGATGTGCTAAATAAAGTATACGAATTTTGTGATCTACCTGCATATCAGCACGATCTTTCTAATATCACTCGTCCTTTTGAAGAAGATGATTTTAGCTACGAAATTAATAAACTACATGAAGTGCGGCCTACAATATCAAGACGCAGTCACAAAGTAAAGTTACCTGAACAATTCTTAAAGGTCGGTCAAGAACTGACAAAGCAACTCTACCGCTACGGTTAAGCTAGGAATATTTAATGGATATCTCACCTGTAATCTTTTGGAATATTGTACTGACTTTAATTATTGCCCCAGCATTTTGGGGGTTTCGTAGTTTGATTGCAGAGTTAAAACGTATTGATATATTATTAAACAAAACTCGTGAAGAGTATGCTACCCGTACAGAAGTTAGAGATGATATGCGGCAAGTTATGGATGCACTTCATCGCGTAGAAGATAAATTAGATAAAGCATTAGAGAGGACAAGTTAATGTATCAAGACATTGGCGATATGATGGCAGATCAAGAAAGAGTAGCAATGCAACAAGGTGGTATGGTTCAGATGCCTGGATCTATGACTGCTGCACAAGCTAACCCAGCTAACCCTGGTATGAGTGGTATCATGGCTCCGGTTACGATTGATCCTGTTGTACCACAAGCACAAGTCCAAAACAACCCAGAACAACCACAACAAATGATGCAGATGCCTCAGATGCAACAGTCTGGTCAAATGGAATTAGACTTAGGTGAAGCTCCTGTTGGTATGATGTCACCTCAACAGCAACCTGCTGTAAACGTAGCAGAGTTACAAGCTGGTGGTATGGTAATGGATAGTCCAGAAGAAGACTTCCAAAGAATGGGTGATCCTATGCAAGTCCAGCCGATGAGAAATCCTCTGGCTGTTATGAACCCGTTAATGAATCCAGACTTGCGGACGGCTTAATTTAGGATAGTAGAATGGCTTTTTCAAATAAAGAACTGGCAAGTATTACAGACTACACTGGCCAAATGGGTGAAGGTAGACATGGCGTTCATGTAAGAAATTTAGGCGAGAAAGTCAAACAGGGTGATCAGGATGCCTTTAACAGATTAACCCGGATGAATGAATATCTTGGTTCAGTGGGTTATGAAAGTGCTAAGTTTGATATTCCTCAACTTGGCGAACCGTTTGATAAAGCTAAACTAGCTCAGATTAGTGGCTATGATCAATCTCCCATGTATAGAGGCTTTGGTGGTACAGTTGACACTGCAATGGGTCAAGGTCGTCATGGTAACTATGTGTTTGATCTTTTGGCGGCTTCTCGTGGTGGAGATACAGAAGCCACTACTAAACTAAATAATATGAATGCTTATTTAGAAAGATCCGGTCAAGGCAACGCTGTATTAGATATTTCAGGAGCTTCTTTCTCTGATAAGCCTGTCAATAGAGAGTTAAGACAGGCAACAGGTTACACTGGCTTTTTTGGACCTGATGCAAAAGAGGGTGAAAAGTTTGGTGATTTTGTTCAGAAGCTTTCAGATAATAAAAATTTTGATGCTGTAGCAAAAGTTAATCAAGTTTTAGAAAAGTATGGATATGGTAGCATCCCAGACTATGCTGAATTTTATAAGCCTAAACCTAGTCAAACTCTTGCAGATGAAGCTGTTGAAAAAGGATACTCAGGAGATTTAACTGATTTAGATGCTATTGGTAGATACCTGTCAGCTACAGGTTCTAGGTCTTCATATATTGATGCTTACGGTCAGGTTACTCCTACAGGTACGCTAGAGGCTAGACGAGATGCGCCATCTTTAGCTCCAGGCACTGAACTTTCATTAAGTCAATATGAAATAAAACCAGGAGAGCTTTTAGATACTCAAAGCTATCTGACAGACCCTACTAAGTTTAACACCCCTGTTGCACAAGCTGCGACAGTTGCTGCCGAACAACAATCAAAAACTGTTGCTGGTAGTGTATCTCCAGTTACCGCTGCGGAAACAATTGCACAAGCAAAGATTCAAGGGGCAGAACAACAAGGATTATCTGATTTAGTTACTGCTCAGACTGGCACTGTTTCAACAGAGTCTACTGTTCAAGGACAACTAAATAGTCTTATGGCTCAGTTTGAAGGTGGTCAAGTACCAGCATTTGCTGCCGGTGCTATTAGGACTGCTGAACAACGTCTAGCTGCCAGAGGTATGGGTGCATCTAGTATGGCTGGCGCGGCATTAGTTCAAGCTGCTATGGAAGCTAGTATACCTATTGCTGCTGCTGATGCGGAGACATATCGCCGTATGTCAGAGTTAAATCTCAATAACAGACAGCAAGCAGAAGTTCTTAACTCTCAAATGACATTGCAACTTGATTTGCAGAACTTATCTAATGATCAACAGGCTGCTGTTATTAACGAACAAAATCGTGTTCAATCCATCTTTACTGATCAGGCTGCTCAAAATTCTGCTAGGCAATTTAATGCTCAGAGTGATCAACAGAACGATCAATTCTTTGCTAACTTATTTAACTCTACCTCTCAATTTAATGCCGCTCAACAAAATGCTATTTCTCAATATAATGCAGGGCAAGAAAATGCAATGAATGAATTTAACGCTACCCTTAGCTCTAACAGAGAACAGTTTGAAGTAAAAAATTCAATTGTAATTGATCAAGCTAATGCCACATATCGCCGTGCTGTAAACACAGGTAATACAGCCTTGCAAAATGCAGAGAATGAGTTCAATGTAAGAAACTTATTTAACATTAGTGAAGCAGCATATGCAAATCTTTTGCAACAGCATAGAGATGAATTAGCTTTTGCTAGACAACAGTATCAAAATAGAGATCAATATTTTTCTAATCTAAGTTTAGCTTCTATTCAGCACGATAAAAATATTGATCAATCCTTTATAGATTCAATGGGTTCACTTGTTTCTACAGTAGGAACTGGCTTTTTGTTTAAAAATCTAGGTATAATTTAATAAGGAATTAGAACATGGCTATCTCTAGCAGTAAGTTTCATCAAATGGCTCGTAGAGTATCACAAACTCGTGAGACAGCAAAGTTTAAAGCTGCTCCTGTAAGTTTTAATAGTATTATGGGATACAATGACAGAGTTAACAAGTCCAGTGTTACAGCTAAGTCTGTTAAATCACTGCAAGCTGCATACGAAAATTCGTTAGATGCATTAGGTAGTGTTATGAGAGATGTCGGTGACACAGGCGATTTATTTGGAAAGAAGAAAGGGTAATCATCGTGGAAGAAATGCAGCCTAATTTCAACGGCCCTATTCCTGGGGAGTCCTTAACTCATGAGTTAGGTAGTCAGCCCGATGAAAGACCTGCGGAAATTACAGATCCTACGGATGCTTATAATTTCTTTGCTAAAAATCTAGTTGAAGAAGAGTCTTTAAAGAGATTAGCTTTGGCAGCAGAGCTAGGTATGCCGGTTGAAATGCTAACCAGATCACTTCTCTTTGCTGCATGGGCAGAAGGTAAGATTACTTTCGATGCTATGTACTTAATATTTAGTCCTCTGTTTTCTTATATGATGGAGGTTCTTGATAAAGTTGGTGTAACTTACGTTGATCTTGTACCGCGCAACGAGACTGATGAACTTGAAGAAGTTATGGAAATGCTACACAAGCGTAAAGATTTCTTTAATGAAGGTAAAGCAGAAGCACCTGTTGAAGTCGAAGAAGAAGAAGCTGATGAAGCCGAAGAGGAAGAAGATGAAGTTCCTGTTGGTGGTTTGATGGGGAGGCCCGAATAATGTCATTCTTTAAAGCATTTGTATCTTCAGTTGCAAGAGGTGTGGATGAAGAAATTAAAGATAGAAGAGACAAGCTTGAGGATGTAGCTTTTGAAATCTCTGAAAACTTTGATCGTGCAAAGATCCAAGCGCAGAAAGCTGTGGCTAGTGCTCAAATTCTAGATGAAGAGTATTCTGATAAAGCAAGGTTCGTGCTTTCTAAATCTGATGAGGGTCGTAAGATTCTTGAATTAGCTAAAGATTCTCCAGAGGACTTAAAAATTATTGGTCAGAACTATTTAGAAGATACCCGTGGTGTTAATCCAAAGCAAATTGATTTTAAAAAATATAATAAATCGTTAGCCTCTAAATTTTTAACTGGTCCTGTAGGTGAACAAAAGTTTAGATCTCTTGCAAAAGCTAGGAAGCAACCTATCGCTGAGATGCCAGAAGTACCAGAGTTTTCTCAGACTGCTGAGATCATTGCAGGTATGGAGAAGCCTAGCTTTGAAAAGCTTCTGTCAAGAGTTGAAGATCCTAAGTTGCGTACTGCTATCCAGAATATTCGTGGTGGTATGCCAGCTACAGAACAAACTAAATTCCAAGGTCTAGGTATTAGGCCAGAAGAGTTTGTTAAGGTCGCCGAAAAGAAACCGGACAAATTTAAGGCAAACCAAATTTCTAAAAGTTTTGAGGGAATTATCGCTAATAAATTTCCAACTATCGAATTTGATAAAGAGAAAGAGATGATTATTCCTAAACAAGGTGTCGGTAAAGCTGTGGAAGATTTTAAAACACTTAACATGATTAAAGCCTTAATTTCCTCAGAGCCGGACTATACCAGAGAGGAATTTATAAAAATAGCTAGGGGCGCACCAAAGTTATTTGAAATTTTATCTAAAAAGGGAATAGTGACATTACCCCCCGAAATTCAAGATATGGGCATTTTAAATATTTTAGATAGATTAGATGAACTAGAAAAGTTACCGCCTACTCCCGATGCTACTCCCGATGCTACTGCCGCTACTCCGAACGCTACCCCTGCCGCTACTCCTGGTTCTAACGCTGGCAGTGTTAATTCTGGCAGTGTTAATTCAAAACTTAGTCCTTTGTTAAAGAACGTCACCCCTAATTTGGAAGATTAGTAAATGACCGAACAATCTAAACCTGTAGAATATAGCATCCAAGATTTAGCCGATGATACTGTAATCAGCAATGTTGTAAAAAAATACAATGCTGATAGAGGGAGAGGTGAGCTTGAATCTAGGGAAGCAGTAGAAGAATTTTTAGAGGACATTAGGTTTATTGAAGCTGGTAACGAGGTTGCTGGTATTAACTTTATTAATTATGTTTCAAATTTAAATACCGATACAGAAGAAGATAAAGACTATAAAGAAAGTTTAGCTAAACTATATGTGTTAGCGGATAAACAGGTTAATACTGTGACTGGGGAAAAAGCTAATTTCTCTGAGAGGGCCGAAGCTGTTGCAGAGTATTTAGTAGGAGGAATTTCCTCACCTCTTAATATTGCAGCAGGTGTATTGACTGCGGGTACACTAGGTGCTCTTGGTGCTCCATCTATCGCAGGTGTTGCCGCAAAGCAAGCAGGAACTAGAGCAGCGTTAAAGTCTTTTGTTAGTAACGCCATGAATAAGACCCTATCTCGTGTAGCTTTAACAGGTGCGACTGCGGGTGTTACGGAAGCTCCTCTTAGTGCTCTCAGCGAAGCTCAACTACAAAGAGCGGAACAAGAACTTAATCTTAGAACTCAATATGACTGGTCAGATATAACAAAGGCCGGAGCAGTGGGTCTTGGCTTTGGTGCTTTGACAGGTGGACTACTATCTATTAAAGATCCTTATAAAAAATCAAAAGCCCTTATTAAGGAAGCACAAGAAAATATTGAGCAAACACCGCAAGGCAGAGCCGCCACACAGGACTCCGTTGCTGATGCTATGCCTGAATTTCAAAAGTCAGCAGAAGAGGCTGTAGATAGATTTGAAGGCACTGTAGGATCTAGTCAAATTGCAGCAGATGCCCCTGTCAAAGAGGCAGCAAAAAAATTAATTGAAGTAGAACAGGCAGAGGGCTTGTACGTTACTGTTAAGCCTGAAGGTAAACCAGTTGAAGACTCAGGTAACATTCCTGCTGATGCAGATACTAGATACGATCCTGTAGGATTGATTACAGATGTTGGTAAAGATGGCCGGGCAGTTGTTACCTTTTTGACAACAGATCAAAGTGACGTTAGTATACCATCTCGTTTAGAGCTTACTTATAATCTAAATGATCTAAAAGCTTTGTCTCAGAGTGATGCCAACAAAGCTGTTGCAAATTATGTAGATACTTATAATAGGTTTACAGATAAATTTTCTGTTCAACAAGGCTTTGATGAACTTAAAGATCGTGCTAAAGCATTATTTGGTGAGGATGCAGATGATGCTGCAATTGATTCTGCATTTAGAGATTTAAGAAATCCAGAAGCAATGAACAGGTACTATCAAACTGTTAACTCTATGATCTTAGAAAATCCTAAGTTACTTAATAAAGTTGATAGACGTACCCGCGCATCTGATCAGGCTGCTGAAATTGTACGGAAGTTAGACCCCGATGAATTTAAAGTTACGTTTAAGGATGCAGCCATAAAGAATGGATTAAGCCCTGAACGATTTTCTAACATTGCTAAAGCTGATGCCTCGTTGGCAGGTTCTAATCTAGGTAGAATTAAAGTTGCTGGAGCAAGACCAACACCTTTAACTACAACAGAAAGAACTGTTGCTGGTATTAATACAGATCAATTAGAGGATACATTAACTGCCGTTGATCGTGACTTACTTACCCGTGTTCGCAAACTAGAACAACAAGAAAAGAAAGCTGCTAAGACAGCCAGCTTACTAGTTAACTGGTGGCGATCTCTTTTGGTTATTCAACCTGCAACCACCATGCGAAATGTGTTTGGCTCTACAGCGTTAGCTCCAGAGAAAGCCCTTCAAACATATTTAAATAATGTGTTTCAAAAAACAGAGGCTAGAATTAATGGTATATCACCAGATCAAATGCCTAAAGAACTTTCTCAAGAAGAGGTATTTAAACTCTCTAAAAAATTATTAAATTCTCGTGATACTCTATTAGTGTCTGAAATTTTAGGGGTAGAAATACCTCAACTACGCAGACAATTAAGTGATGTATTTGATGATGGCTCTTTGGGTAGAATCCCTGAGAAAGGTATCTTTAATATACTGTACAGAGTTTCTAATGGACTAAACGTATTAAATAGGCAACAAGATAAATTCTTTAAGTCTGCTGCTTCTCAAGTATCCCTTGATTCTCAGTTAGTTTCTCAAAGAAATGCTGGCAATAGAAAGTTGTTAGATGCTGAAAAAGAAATTAATAGGATTAGGGTGAATGATGGTCAAGGGTCAATTAAACTAGACAACCTAGAAAATTTAATAAAATACAATAAACTAGATCTAATTAGTGAGGAAATGGCAGCTAAAGCAATTCAAGATGCTATGGATATGACATTTCAAAATAGAAGAGCCGGAGATAAGTTATTAATATTTGGCAAGCAGTACAATGAGCTTCAAGAGTTTCTCAACAATAGTAACA